GGCGACATGAACCTCGGGCGCTGTAGTACCTTGCTTTTCATGTGTGCTCCTTAAAAAAGGCCAGCTTTCTGTGCGCCGGCAGCAGCGGATACGCCTGCAATGCCAAGACCCAGTGCCGATTGTAGCGGACTTGCGCTCGGTGCGCTCTGTGAAGTGAGCGCCATCTGCGTGGACGGCGCACCTCGGTAGATATCGCTTGCGAAGGCCAGCTGCTGATACGGTGCCATGTTTTCCTGCAGCTGCGTGGCACGGATCGCGTCGAGCTGCGCCTGTGCGTTCTGCTGCTCGATCTGACCAAGGCCCATGAGCAGGCTGGTGTCGGCCGCGCCCAACTGCTGTGTTGCTTGGCCCAAGGAGCCCATCTGACCGCCCAAGGCGCCGATCTGTGTGCCGAGGCTGCCCAAGCTGGACGCGCGCTGCAGGTCAATGCCAGCCTGTTGCCCGGTCAGTGCGCCGATGCCTTGACCCAACTGTCCGTACTGCAACGCTGCATTGCCAAGGGCCTGACTGGATGCCAGCTGCCGGCCCTGCTGCGCTTCGAAGCCCTGCATGGCGGCCTGCTGCGCCTGTTGGTAGTTCTGTGCATAGTCCTGCATGATGCGCTGCTGCATCTGATCCTGCACGTTGCGCTCAAACTCGGCGCGCTGAACGCCCTCACGGGTACCGCCAAATGCCCCAGCACCAACTGCCTGTGCTGCCATGCCCTGCCGGGCGATGTCTGCCTGACGGCGCATCTCCCCGAGTGTGTTTTGTGTCACAGCCTGCTGGTAGGGGTTCATGAAGGATTCAGCGGGTGTCTGGGACATGGACCGCTCAAGACTGGTGAACTGATTTCTAAGGGCCTGTGCCTCCGGGGACTGCGGGTCCATCCCACTGAGTTGCTGGCTGATCGAATTCAACTGACGGACAGTAGGATCAGCCTGTTGTTCGGCCAAACTGCCGAAAGTTCGTGCCGTTCTGCGATTAGGGTCATAGCCCTGAGCCGAGCCCAGAAGGCCACCGATGCCCTGACCGAGGACAGGGACCCCACGGCCCAACATGTTCTGCGCCTCTTGGAACATGGGCGCAGTTTGGACTCCGCCCGTCAGCAGAGCACCGCGCTGGGCAAGGTCCATACCCTGCGTGACAGCCTGAGAGGCGCCCTGAATGTAGGGCTCGAACGCGCCAACGCCCTGCTTGGCAAAGTCAATTGCCTGCACCTGCGTCGGGGACAGGCCGGCTGCTTCCGTTGCCGGCACGTTCATCGGCTGCTGTGACAGCTGACGGGCCGATTCGATCAGCCCAAGCTTGTACGCCTCGATCTCAGGCGCTTCCCGGACGATTTGACCAGTGTAGGTAATGTCAGCCATTGGTACGGCCCTCCAGTTTTTTCATGAGCGCGTACATGCGCTTGGCGCCCTTGCGCCGTGATCCGTCGCCCATGGCACGTACGGCCTTGGCGGTGAAGACAAACTCGCCGTCCGACAGCATGGCGGGAATGCTGTCCGAGGTCCCCGTTCCGGGGCCATTGATTGGACCAGTCTTGCGGGGGAACTCACGTGCCGCCGGGCCGCCTTTCGCGTACTGCTGCGGACGGCCTGCGCTGAAGAGGGCCGAGGGCGACGTGTAGGGCATGCTGGACATGATCTGCGTCGGGCCAAGCTGGAGGCCGTAGCGCTCTGGGTACTTGGCCAGCAGCTCTACGCCCGTGGCCCCCTGACCACCGGCCATGCCTTCGAAGCCGGGCGGAACTTGTCCTTCCTCTCCTTCAAAGCCGCCCATTGCACCGAGGGCCGCGATGCCGAGGCCGGCCATGGGGAGATAGGCGCTCAGGCCGGCATTTGCCGCCTTGTTGTACGCAGCCACGATAGCGTCACTTGCGGTGTTGGTGTTTATCTGCCGCTGAACCTGTTCGGCCGTTAGCCCAAACTGTTCCCCGACTTCGGCAAAGGCATTTTTCTTTGCATAGTCTTGGATACGGTTGGGCAGGATTCGATCCATGAGAGAACGCTGGGCAGCTTCCCCGGTCTGTGCTCCAGCGCCCGTATTTAAGATGTTCTGCTGTGCACCGGCGACGGGAGACGGTATAGCCGCGGGCAGCGAACCAATGCCGCCCTGTGGCATCGAAGGAGGGGTGTAACTGAAAGTACTAGGCTGCGGGGTAGGGGACAGCCCCTGACGGGTGGCACTGGTCAGCGGCGTCTCTTGGAACGGGTTCTGCATGATACCGGGAGCCGCTGCCGCAGGTGCCGCTGCCATCGAAGCACCGGCAGGCATCGGGGGAGGCGTGTACGTCATGGCCGTAGGCGCCGCACGGCCAGTCAGGGCGCTCTGTACCTGCTGTTCCAGTGGCGACATCTGCAGGGAAGACGGGGTCTGCAGGGAAAGTTCCGGCAGTGCCGCGCCTTCTGCCCCAGTGGCAGCTGCAGTTCCGGGGGCCGTGGCCCCTGCTTTGGGCACCGCCTTGAAGGCATTCGCACCTTGGAACGCGGCAGTCGTGGCGCCAGCAGTCAGGCCGCCAACGGCACCTGCCTTGAGAGCATCTTTCAGATTACCGCCGCCCAACAGTGTCGAGCCAGCACTGCCGACAAAGCCCGAAATCGCAGCCGTTGCCGCCGGTGCGCTGGCACCCAAGGCAGTTGCTGCCATTGGGCCAAGGAAGAATCCCAGCGCTACGGTCGTGACGATCTTGCCCACTGTGCTACTGGCGAACTTCTTGACCGCCTTGCCAATGGACTTGAACATTTTCTTCAGGAAGAACTCAGGTGCCCCTGTCTGGGGGTTGATCGTGCCGCTGCCACCGTACCGACGCAGAATCTGCGCTTCGACAGGGCTGATGTGGGCAAGCATGGTGTCGCCGTACCGGCCCGCCGCTGCCATCTCGCGGGCCATCGGCTTCAGGCTGGCAATGCCGCCCTTGGCGAAGCCCTGCGGAGGCATCATGGTCTCTGGACCACGCATCTGGTCCAGTGCCATATTCAGGGCAGCAAAGACGGTAGCATCAAAGGCCTCGGGCAGAAGCTCTTCGTCCACGCCCATGCCAAGGTATTTTTCTCGGATGGCAGGGTAGTCGCCGGGGTTGGCCAGAACCTCATCCACCATCGTATTCAGCATCTGGATGACCTCGGGGGCCACTTCGAGTGCTGCCAATTCACGCTTGAACTCGGCCACCGCAACAGGGTCTACCTGTTCAGCGGTATTCAACATTTCGCGATTGAATTCTGTGGGGGAGACCTGCTCACGCAGTTGCTCGAAAGCAGCCAGCTGGTCAATAGAGGGTTCAGTCGGCGCCATTTCGGGGGCACCCATACCCGGCATCATCGCTTCAGCCATGAAGAATTCCTAAGTGTAGTTTAGGGCCTCACAGGGCCGCATGCGCAAGGCATGGATTGCGGTAATTATCAAGCCTTTGTCACGATCTGTCCACCTCTAGGTAAGACAGTACAAACACTACACTGGCCACGGTCGAGGTGACCTTTAGCACATCTGCCGCCTCAAGAATGCAGGGGATGCCGCTGAAGATATCCATCGTCTGGTTCGTGGGCAGCGCATAGGTCTTCATGAGCGAATGTGCAGTAACGCTGCAGCCCGGATAGAGGGTCACCGAAATGGCCGCAACCGAGGCATTTGTGTTGGTCACGCGGAGCGACGACAGCACTGCGGTATTGGCCGCCGGCACCGTGTAGATTGTCGTTTCCGTCGCTGCAGCAGGTATCAGGGGCTGTCTTAGGTATTTGTTTGACATACTGATTACCCGGCGGAAACAAAGTTAATGGTGAGGATCACAGAGGGTATCGCAGGTCTTGTGGGGCTGGTGTTGGTAGGGTAGTTTTCAATGTACACGTCAATGTTGTCCGACCACCACGCGATCTCCAGATAGTTCACTGCAGGGTCGGTGACCGTAAAAATCCCCGTGATTGCCGGCACCACATGTGACCAGAGGGTCGAGCTCTTGCGGGCAGGTATATCAAATCTGGTATTACTCAGGGGGTAGTTGACCCCCGTGTCCTTCGCCCAAATCTCAAACTCCGCCGCCGTATTGCTGCGGTTGGTCATCTGCAGGGTAAAGGTCACCAGATACTGCCCGCTGCAGGGAACGTATATCTTGCTGTTGTCTACTACCCGGATACCGTTGCTCAACGCGACCGTGTTGTAGGTGAGCAGGTTTTCTCCCGTGATGCTGGCATTGGCCTGATCCACGTCGGAGAGCAGCATGGCGTGGGGCTGCAGCATGCCGTTTGACAGCTGAAATCCGCGTATTCCGCCTGCAAACCCGCCGCCTGCCCCACTGCCCGCGCTCATCCACGTTGCGGCAGCGGCAGTGTTATCACTGGTGGTCGGCGTGTAGCTACTGTTTAGCTGAAAGATCACCTGTTCCAGTGATCGTACCAGCTGGTTGAACTGCTCCGGGCTGTACTGCGTCGAAGCGTTGGGCAGACGGACGTTATTGATCTTACTCATCGCAGGCCATCCGGTTGGATATCGACACGCAGGGTGCCAAAACGCCAGAAGGAATTCAGCTCGTCGTTCTCAATACGCAGGGATATCTGCCTGCCTCGCGCGCGCGTGTCCACCTTGTCCGTGGTCGGCGTGATGACATACGGGTCCAAGGAGCTTGGGCTGGCGGTGGCCTGCGGGTACGGGCGCAACAGGAGCCTCACCGTCAGATCGCCCACCTGATTCTTGAAGTCAGGGATGAAGCGCTTCATGTACAGCATGCTGTCGCCGTCGCCGATGTCAAAATAGCCCGACACCACGTAGTTGGGCATCGCCACGCCATTGTCGTTCGTGCCTGTCTCCTGCTGGTACACAAGCGCACGGCCTGCCGTCAGGCCATAGATCGTGCTGATCGTCGCCTGCGTGCCGTCTTCGTAGTACTTTGTCGCGATGGGCTTGGGGTAGGCGCTCAGGTCTACCCACGCGGTTCGTGCCATGGTGCCAATCGACCAGACGTTCTCAAGGTAATTAAAAGTAACGTAGCGGTCGATGTAGTCACTGGTGAACGAGCAGTACCACCATGTCACCTCGTTGAACTGGCTGTTCAGGCCAACGTGGACCTTGGTCTTTTGTACCTGATTCAGGTCCTTGAACACGTAGTCCTGTACCGTACAGGCCAGCTTTTTCACCGTACCATCAAACACATAGAAGGCCTCAGTGCCCATCCAGAACGCCAGACCGTTGACGTCCACGGCGGCGTGCGGGCCAATACAGCCACAGTTGGCGCCCAGCTGCTGGAACCCGAAGGTGAACGGCGGCCCAAGGAACTGCTGGCCATGCAGGGAGGTGTCAGTGAAGATCAGAATCTGACCACGGGAGCGGACAGCGGTTATGATCTCATTGCCGTCCGTGAGCCGTTGTCCGCCGGCCGTGTTGGTAGCAGATTCAACAAATTGCGAGATGTTCTCCTGATCGGAGAATCGCACGAACATGGGGTCCTGTGTGGCGGTATTACCTATCACGGCCTCAGTGCCAAAGCAGACAAGGTGCCTGTCTGGCGTGGAGATCAGGGCGTACTTGCTCTTCGTCGGCGCACCGGAAAGCACAGTAGCGCGGGTCGAGGTCCCCGCAGACAGGTCCCAGTAATAGGCAGGACCGTTGACGAGCTGGCAGACAATGTCCTCGCCGTAGTTGTCCAGCTGCCAGACCCGGGAGTCCAGCGCCGTTGTCGAAACCGCAGGACGGGGCGTGCCCCATGTGCTCTGGCCCCACGTGCCAGTGCCAAAGCCAAAGTCGAAGTAGTTGACGTCTGAGCCGGTAGAAATCTGGTAGGCCCCGACCACAGAAGCGCCGCCGTTGCCGGAATCGCTGGCGTTGGCCGCCACAGGTGCCGTGATCGTGTAGGCGTTGGCACTGACAATGGAGGTGATCTCGTACTCTGCGTTCAGGATGGCAGCCGTGATGTTGCCGCCCAGTGACACTGCCCCGCTGAACGTGACAAAGTCGCCGAGTTGAGCGCCATGGGAGTTGTCGGTCACCGTGATAATGGCTGAGCTGGTGGTCGCGGCGAAGGTGACGGCACCCGCAGTGGTGGTGTCTCGGAGCGGAGTAACGTCAAACCACAGGCCGCCCGTGGAAACGTAGAGCTTTTTGGTGGTGCCCACCATGACGTAGGGAATGCCCGACAGGCTCGTCCACGTAAACACCTCGCTGGGCATGCCCACGAGGTAGGTATCTTGGCCCTCGAAGCCTTGCCAGCCACCTATTTTCTCAGGCAGGCCGTAACGGAAACGGATATTGTCACCGTCCGTGTAGCCGCCTTCGGCACCGTATTCAGTGTTCTGCTTGTCTATGCCGGGCTTGATGTTGAGGCGGAAATAGGCCATGTGTAGGTACCTTGTACAGTGGCGGTATTATGGCACAACTACGACAAGAACAGAGCGCGTTCGTCAGCCCTGCGCAGGACCAGCCCCGGTAATATCCTGCCCCCACCTTTGGTCCATTTCGGGAACTCGTCAGCTGCGCCATCAAAGTCGCCTCGGTTGTACTTCATCCGCAAGGTACTAGATTGCAGATTTCCGAGGCCAACATTGAAGCTGAAGGAGACCAGAGCGTTGAAGTGTGCTTGGCTATCAGCAGCGCGAGGGCACAGTCTAATAACACCGCTCTCAAACCGAGCAAGATCGCTCCGAAGAATCGCATCAATCCCACCGTCGCTCCAGATTTTGTCATGCTCAGGCCGTAGTGGGTACGCCTTCCGCTCTTCGAGTTTTAGTTTAGCCTGCTCTGGGTACAGTACGTGGCCGTAACCAATGGTCCAGAGCAAGGCAGGGCAGAGGTATGGGTGGTTCCGCTTACCCTCGTGGTGCTTGATGACTTCGATCGCAGCATCGCTTACTTTCATTTTTTGAAGGCTTGCGAACCAAAGTGGAAGGCTACGATGCTGGACCAGATGATCTGAGTCTCCTCATCCCACAGCAGGGCCATCGCGTCAGAAAATGCTACACCGGTTTTAATCGCGTAGTAAAAACCGAAGCCGTCTACAGCGCAGAGCAGCAGGAACATACCGTAAGTGATGAGCGGACGGACCAGCGCACGAAGGTTGATGACCCACGTTGACGCACCTTTGCCGATCTCGATGTCGTGCTGCATGAGCGCCGATCGCTCAGAGATAGCCGCCTGT